CTTTCTTCTGAAAGAGACTTCGTGTAATTGATCACTATATTTTTTAAAATCACTGGCACAAAAGAACTTTGTGACTCAGGACTAATGCTTTCAACTTTGAAGTGTTCAGTGGTATCTTCATCTTGATCGCCAGCTTCATCTGTTTTGTCCTCACGGTAAAAAGTCCAAGTCTCAGACCATGCTCCAGAAGATCCATCGCTGCTTACTCCCTTTACCCTCCAGTAATATTGCTGGTTTGGCTCTAGCTCGGTAGGAACAAAGGTGTTTCCAGAAAAGGCAACGGACTCAATCACAATAGTGCTAAAGGAATTGGATTTTGATACTTGGATAGTGTGCAAATCAGATTCTGATAACCATTTTAGTTCTATGTCGCCAAGCATTGAATAGTTTGCTGGGGATAGTAGGGTTGGTATTGCAGGGGTTTCAGATGAAGACGTTGCGAATGTGGAGATGTAATTGCTAGCCATAGTGCTACCATCTAAGGCTGTTAGCGTATTAGCAATTACGGTTACTGTGTAGCTCTCCCCAGGAGACAGGTGGTTGCTAGGGATAAAAGTTATAGTTCTGGACTTATAGGAAAACTCACCAGGAACGTCTACTCCAGAATTGGCTTGCCTAATTTTAACAGCAGAAGCTAAACTAGCTTCATCAACATTAATAACATCAGTGCTAAGCACTATATTGATAGAAGCAGATACAGGGACATTAGTCGCATATCTTGACGGGTTAATACTAACAACTTGCAGTCCTTTGCCTCCAACATACGCCAATTCCATCACCTACTCCCAACTAAAGGGGAGCATTAAGCTCCCCGCTCATTATTTTTTCTTCTTGAGGTTGATTTCTTTGTAGTCTTTTTGGTCTCTGGCTCTTTAGTCTCTGGCTCTTCTTCAGGAGTTTGAGTTTCTTCTTTGGGAGTTTCGACTTCTACTTTTGGTTCTTCTTTAGTTTTTTTGGGTCTTCGTGGTTGTCTTTTTTGTTTTTTTCTTAGGTTCATCATCTAGAGAACCTTGGACAACTGCCATACGACCCTCTTTAACATACTTCTTGATTGCAGAGAAGTCAGTGCCCTCATCTAGAGGGCGACTGACATCTCCAACCTTCCAAAAGTTAGTATTCGATTTTGGCTCCCATAGCGGAGCTAAAGAGAGTAGCTTGACTACTACTGGATATTGGGCCATCTAATTACGCAAGTACCTCAGGATCAATGTTGATAACACGATCTGGCAAGTCGTAAGACTTATCAAATGCGATATTTTTAGCAGTGGCAATGCCACGGCCCTCCTGAAGAATTCCAATGCCGTATCTTTCAATAGCCTTGATGGTTTGGATGTCACGCAGAGGCTCGTCGAACTGTTCGGTTCTGATGTCGTCTTTAACAAGCAGAATACCGATATTGTTCTTGTCCACTACGTACATGTCAAACTTGCGGTTGGCCCGATCAAAAGGAATGAATGGGCTGAACTGGATATTCATAGCGAAAGGAATACGTCCGCCAACTGCGTTCGGATTCAAAGCAACGCTATTGTCGCCAGCAGCGCCGAGTGCAGGCATAGCAAGGGCATTGATATGCTCGTTCTTTGCAAATACAGACCAGCAAAGTGGATGCATCAATACATCGGTTGGAACCATGCCATTAGCCATCAAGGTGATTACCATATCAACGAAGTCTTCAGTGGACATGGTGTTGTTGAATTCACCCTTGATGTTGCGACCAGTGGTTTTTGCGTTAGGATCGGCGAGATCGTTATCAAACACTACATGACCATGACGAGAGAACTCACGGAAAATCTTCTCTTCTTTATGACGAGCAAGAGCTTCGCCAGCTTTCTTGAGAAGAATAGCGATAACATCCCATTGACTGTCGGAAATCATTTCGTCGGTGACACGGACTTTCAAGCCACTCTTTCCAATCTTTACTTCGGTTGTACGGTAGAGGTTGAAGTCTACGTCGCCTTCAGGAATTTCCTGACCTTCGGCGATATCGAAAGCTCTCATAGCGCTAATGGCTGGGAACTCGATAGAGCGACCTTCGGATAAGCGAACAGTTTGTAGCAATTTGGAACCAATATATATAGGCTCTGCGGAATCCCGCATTACGTCAGAAATTACACGTGGAATGAGTACAGATACGTCAGGGGTTGCAAGGGCTTCTTTCAAACGGGGCATTTCTTCACGATTAAAATCTAAAGATACTGCCGTGCCCTCTGCAGCCGCCTTAGCTTCTACATAGGATTGTAGTTTTTCTACAAAGCTAGGCATGTTTATATGTCCTCCTTTTTGTTAGCTCTTGTGAATTAGTAGCGCAATGCAATGCGAACAGCGCCAATAGAACCAGCGAAATCCCAACCAGGTAAAATACCTGCTCCAAGACCAGACTCAGCACCATCAGTGAGACCAGGGATGCCTTGGTAATCTTTCCAAGGACCAGGAGCTCTGTGGTCGCCAGTGAGTGGGAGCTTGTAGTTAGGATCAAATTCGTATCCATCAGTTGCGCTTGGTGCGTCAAGCTTGTTGTTGTCATCAGCACGTTCGCCAGTTTCAACAACAGGAGTGACCCATTTTAGCCATCCAATCGGAGGCATATCGGTCTCTACAGCTAAACATTGACCAACAATGCGAGCTAAGTCTTGAACGGTTGCGGTGGAAAGGTCAAGCTTAACAAACTTACCAAACTTGTCGGAAACTAAGAAGTCTCCAGGTTTTACTGCATGCTCTGGAGTGTCTTCTGCTGCGTAGAAGCAACCCCACTTCATCTTCATGCGGGCAGGAAGATCTGCAAGGGTAACGTCATCTAAGCCAGATAGGCCAGTTAGGTCATAAACGTGTTCGATACCATTGATATAAGGAAGCTCAATGTATTCATGAGTTAAGATATTCGGTTGGTTCCCTTGGAAACGGTCATTAATGTTTTGATATACGTTGTACTGGAGTATACCGATGGGGTTGTTTTTGCCGTTGGCATAAGTGAGACCAAAAGTTGTGCGGTTTACACCTAAATCGGAATACTCATAGTCCTGCACTGGCTCATCGCTGAAAGCTACGATTGTACCCTTGGAGAGAACAACCATGCCAGGGCCTCCATATGAATATTCAAACAAACCTGGGAGTGCAGGATCATGGATCCAGCGCTCAGCAGGGCTAAATACCTGAGAGACAGACAACCTGGAATTACTGCGAGAATTCGCAACTGGTTTTGCACCTTCGAACAAAGGCATTAAGTCTCAGCTCCTTATCTTTTTTTGCTACTTAGTAGGAATTTGAGTGATTCTTCAAGAGAAGACTCCTTCTCTTTTTTCTTAGGCAGTTCTTGCCCTTCAGCAGTAACAATCGTGGAGTTCGCCTCTCCTGGGACAGCGCCTCCAGCAGGATTAGTCACTTTTTCAAGGGCTTTGTGCCTAAGTGCTCCATACGTTTTGCCCTCAGCCAAAAGATCTTTTAGTTGGTCATTGAGAGACTCTGTTGTTCTCTCTAGGTGTTCAGCAATAGCTTTTTCTCTATCTTCTAGCCCAGGCTTGCCAAGCGAGATTTTCAAATCAACAACTCGCTCCACTAGGCTCGTATGGATTTGTGTTTGCAACTGTGCGTTTTCTTGCACCAAAGACTCGTTTTCAGCCTTCAGTGATTCAACCTGGCTTTCGAGATCGGCAATTTTATCTTCTAAAGCCTCTGCGTCTTCGCCATCTTCTTCTGCTTCTTCATTCTTGTATTCTAAAGCACTAATCCTTTGAGATAGCTCAGATACAATGTCTACTAATTTATTGAATTTTTCTTCTAAATCAGCTTCCTCGGTATCGGAATCATCATCCTCGCTAGAAGAAGCGTTGTCATTAGTTTCAAGAACATCGTCATGTTCCTGAGTCTGATTGTCTTGAACTGCGTCATCTTGTTGGGAGTCTTCAGTGTTTTCTGGGGGCTCTTGTTGAGCGTTTTCTTGAACTCCCACTGTTGCGACATCATCTTCAGGAGTTTTGTTCTCCAATACTTGATTGTCTTGCACTTTGTGTTCCTCCTTGCTAGATGATTTACCGCCTTGAGAATCATGTATAATAGAAACAACCATGGCATCCTGATCTGCTGGGACGTTGACAAAGGATAGCTCCGAGAACCAAATATTCCCCAAGATCCACATAGCTGTTTCTCCGTCATATTTCTGCCCACGCTTATGCTCAGGACACCAGCCATCATTCAAGATGTCCCAACCACAGATAGAGCAAGTTACAGAGTCAGTATCTGCACCGATAGAAACAGTTTTGTATCTACCATCGCGAATCTTTTGTGCTGCCTCTGGGTCAGTGATGTTTGGCTCTACTACAATTCCTGGTTTGTCTGCAGTTGTGGTTTGTTGAAACTCAGCTTTGTGAATCCTACCAATAGGCTCACCGTCATAAGCATTGTGATGGGTAAGCATCGGTTTAGCATAGGGATGCGTAAAAGAGTAAACGCCACTTCGGATATCCCAATCGCCCTTCAGTTTTTCTGCACTATAAAAAGTGAAGTTTTTAGTCGCACCTGCGTGAATAGCTTCAACCTTTGGAACGATAAGGGCAGACTGTACCTTGGTAGCTGTTTTCTTGCTCTCTTCAATGGATGCGCTAGCCCCCTTGGTGAGCTCTTCAAAAGTCCTGATTGATTCAGTCATTTCAAACTCGCCAGTGGTAAAGTCTTCACGTATGTGGACTAACTTTCTACTCGCCATCTACATCCCTCCTTTGTACTTTTACTTTACACTTACAATTGTTGTGCCACGGCGGTAGTAAAGAATAAAAATCGCCCTTTAAGGATATTGGCTTCATGGATCTTTTAGCACAGACATCACAAGAAGACTCAGCTTCTGGCTGAATCTCTTTATAACCAAGTGCTTTTGCTGTAGAAGCATAGCCGATGTTGTATGCTTTTATTGTATGAGTAGATGCCATAAACTTCAGGCGGTATTCTATAGCCTTAAACCCACCAGAGATTCCTGCTAGGATGGTCTCCATAGAGTCGGCCTTAACCGATTTAGATATAAGCTCTAAAACATCGTTGTAAAATCTGCGAATATCTTCGGCAAACTCTTCTTTTAGGGCATAAGAAATAGAGGCGATAGAAATTTCTGGGACTTCAGTAGCCCCACTGTCGCCCTTGCATTGTTTAATTCCTTTTTCAAGCGATTTGGAAATAAGGGAAGGTAAAACTTTTTCCTTGATGGATTTTTGTGTGAGTTCGGAGATGAACTCCATGTCTTTAGGCGAGAAGTCACGGATGTGGCGATTAGAGGTGTTGTCGGATACAAATAACTTTACAGCATCAATTAAGTCTTGCTTTGCTAGAGAGTGATAATATTTCAGATTCTCTAGATATTGATCTACTAAAGTTTTA